AATGACACTTATCTGCGTCTGCACATGCTACGCGGTGTCAACATGAAGGTGAAGGAGTTGGTCGCTCCGTGGAACGTGGATGCAGTCGGCAGCCGCGTTGTGTGGGAAGGCCAGTGGTGTCTGTGGCGGGCATTCCGCACGCACGCCGTGCTGACAAACTAGGAGAGTGACATGAGTGGTCGCAAACAAGAAGACCTCGACGCACAGCGTGAAGCAGACGTAGCTGCGCATCAAGAAGCTGCTGATGCAGTCAAAGCACAGCAGGAGGATGCACCTGCACCTACGGATGCTGGCTACGATGAGACGCAGCCGCACCAGACTGAGATCATAGCTGGCACACCTGAGCACCAGCAGGAGTTGAATAAGTATCCGAACGCGAGTTCGTATGCACCTGATGTCAATGTCGTTGCACCTCCTCCACCTCCGACTGATGAAGAAGTCGAAGCACAGGCTGAAGAAGAGAGACAACGCATTGCTGATGCAGAAGAAGCAGAGCGTGTGCGTCAGCAAGAAGAAGGTCCAGGTGCTCGCGGTGCTGAGGAGGATCGCTGATGCCATCGACTGATCTCAAACCTGCATTCCAGGCTGAGAAGTTGACTGGTAGCTTCTTCCGCATGGTGATGCACATCGAAGAAGACGTGCGCAAGGTTGGTCCGCTTGGTAACAAGGAGATCATCACACGCAGGTTGGTGCCTAGACGTGAGGAGTTCAGAGAAGGCTACATGATCTACTTCCCACAGGGTCACAGCATGTTTGTGGCTGCTGATGATGAAGATCAGTTGCGTCGCATCGGTGTGCTCGAACAGCCTCGGCTGATCGACATGAACTCAGGTGAAGAAGTGCCAGACGATCTCAATCTCACTCCCAAAGAGATTGTGGAGCGTAAGCAGAACAACAGGCCACGTGCTCGTGCTACCGGAGGGTTGGCTACGATCACTGACGGAGAAATCGAATGACCAACATCATGCCGAACCCGTCGAACTTTCCTCGACGGATCAACATGTATGTCCCTGCAATGGCATACAGTGCTGACGTGAACTTCAACGGTGAGACTCGCGTCAACTTCGGTGCACCTGCTGCTGCGAACGCCACCTACATCGTCAGTGGTCAGAGCATTGCAGCGAACAACACGAACTTCGATGTGAGTTCGGTTGTGGCTGTGCCTGACACGTATGGCCGCAACGTGCAGGTTGTGGCGTCTGGCGCAGCGACCTCGACCGTGACCATCAATGGTTGGGACTATCTCGGTCAGCCGATCAGTGAGACACTCACACTGAACGGTGCTACGCCTGTACTCGGCAACAAAGCGTTCAAATACTTCAACTTCCTTGCGTGGACGCTGACTGCTGGCACGACGATCAACGTCGGTCTCGGTGCAAAGCTTGGACTGCCTTACAAAGCAATCCGTGCCATCTACGAGATCGGTAACGGTGCACTCGCTGCGGCTGGCACGTTGCAGGCACCGAGTGTGACTGATCCGCAGACCGCTACGACGACCGATCCACGTGGTATGTATACGACCACCACCACGATGAACGGCACCAACATCATCAGTGGTGTGTTCAACATGCTGAATGATGTGAATACGGCCAACAATGGTGGACTGCACGGTCTGCGTGCAGCCTAACCAATGCTAGGAGCCTGTGATGCCTGCTGTTGTCGGCGACATCGTCAATGCTGTCATCAATGAGCTGTCACAGGTTCCTGGCGTAGCTACACAGATATATGCGAGTGGACGCATCTTGCAGCACGTGCAGGATGCGTTGCTGCTTGAGTTGGAAGAGATGTGGTGGCCCGACTACATGACGTGGATTGGGCCGATCGCACTCGATGGCACGACTGGTAGCTTGACAGCAGACTTGATTGGTCCGCTCGCTACCATCACCGAATACAAAGACATCGCTGCTGTGCATCCGAGTGACAGCAATAGGAAGCTGCGTGAGTTGCCTCAGTCGATCAACCCATTCGTGCTGAACAGCGGGTATGGTCCGTGGTATATCGCACCCGACTACACAACACCTGCGCGTCCGTTCAAGGTGTATCCACCGAGTAGCACGATCAGTGTAGTGGTGTGGGCACGTCAACGACCTACACTGCCGATCGATACGACGACCCGAGTATACATCGATCAACTGCTGCTTCAGTATGATGCATGTTGGATGTATGCAGTGGATGACGGCACGATACCTGCGCAGGTGAATAAGTTCCAAGTTCTGGCCCAGAACCGTAGACGCATGATCAAGGCAGCATTCTCGGTGCATCCGTTGCAGCTTGATCCGCGATACGGGGTTGATGACATGTTGCACGGCACTGACAATACCTCGTTTGTGTTGGATACGGACCCATTGGCATGAGCAACTTCACACGAGGTGAGACGCTAAGAGCAGATGACCTGAATTATGAGTTTGGACTTCTTGACCAAGATATAGCTGAACTCACGAGTCAAATCTCATTTCAAGTATCTGCTTACCCAATAGGTCGCAACGTCAAAGAGTTTGGTGTTGTCGGCGACACAGTTGGTCGAAGCGATGGAGCTATAACTGCTGGCACATCGACACTTACGTCTGCCAGTTCATCATTCATTCAATCGGATGTAGGCAAAGCAGTCCTTATCCAAGGATCAGGCACAGCAGGAGGACCACAACAAGGCACAATTACTGCACGACTCGATAGCCACAATGTGATTGTGAGTTTCACAGCGGTCACAGGAATAAGTGGAGCACGGTTCTTCTATGGCACAGACGATACTGCGAACATCGTCAGGGCATCAGCACAAGCAGTTGCTACAGGTAGAGCACTGCTGTGGCCTGCTGGTGGGTATTGGTTAGCTAGCCAGACGACCTCGATACCGACAAACAGTGCGAAGTGGATTGGTGAAGGATCGAGTCACGCATTCTTCCCATACGTTGATCAGGGCACTACGATACTGGTCAGCAACTCAGCAACATCTACATTCCTCGGTCTTGGGAATGCGATGTTCCGAGACATCAGCTTCTACTACCCTGCACAGACAGGTTATCAGGCCGCACCAACTGTGTATCCTGCACTGTTCGATGTGACTGGTGGTAGTCAAGCGAACAACAGCTTCGATAACGTCCGTGTCATGAATGCGTATCGCTTCATACACGTTGGACCGAGTGGTGGTGTAGGTAGAACGTGGGTCAGACACAGCCTGATCTATTCGATTGACATAGACTTCTACTTCGAGAACGGCTTCGCTGATGTCTTCGAAATACAGGATAACTACTTCGGATCAGGTGCTGGTGGTGTTAGTGGAGGAACCAACTTAGCGAACTACACACTCAACAATGGACACTTCATCTACGCAGATATAGGAGCAGGTACCTACACCCTGATGGATGGACTTGAAGTCAAGGGTGGTATGGTCCTTGGACATCGCTACGGTATACGGCTGCTATCTGGCACGATCGATGTCAGTGACATTACCGGAGTGAAGTTCGACAGTGTGCAGACTGCGTTGCAGATCGAAGGGACGGGTATCATCGTCTCGACGCAATGGGTTGGTGGGATGGTATATTCTGCCAACACTAATGATCTGTCACAGAATAGTCCTGCCATCAATCTGATACAGACCGCAGGTGGACACAACTGCGATCTGACAATCACTGGTGTGGATTTTCCATTCGCACTTGGTGGTGTGATACGTGACTCGAATGGTGCATTGAGGACGCTGACGTTCACTGGCAATACAGTGAAGTATTGGGGCTCTACCACAACTCCTGGCACGTATTATGCAATTGCACAATCAGGAGGTGGAGCAGCGAGCCTCACCATCACAGGTAATACGTTCGAGCATTCAAGCAGTACCAACACGATAAGCGGGATCATCGTCACCAACAGTCATGAAGCAACGATATCAGGTAATACCTTCTCGAATTGCAATGGCTTCTCTCTTGTATACCAAGGCAGTTCTGGTCTGTGTGTTGTAGAGGGTAACTCTTCGTTCAACTCTGGTGGTGGAACGATCAACGACGTGTCGTCTGGCACTGCACGATTGGTGTTGGGCACCAATGCATGGGATAAGCGCCCTGGTATGCGTGCTCCTGCTGTGACTGGTGGCACAAGTCCTTCAGTCACTACTGGTAGCCACGACATGGCAGGCACGATCGTTGTAGGAACTGGCGGTGGTGTAACGACTGGCACATTGACTTACTCGACACCTCTGCTGTGGACTCCACTGTCTGTCGTGTTGAGCACGAACGGTGTTGCTAAAGACCTGAGGGTGTCTGCAACCAGTGCCAATTCATTCAGTTGGACAGCATCCGCAGATATGTCCTCTGCAAACATATTCTACAGGGTGACGATGTAATGACTGTCACACCATTCCTCAAGCTACAGAAGCCTCCATTCGACACGATACCGTGGGATGATGCGCTCAATGGCAACATGGACATCATTGATGCATTCGTCTCACAGTTCATGTCTGTACCGAACTATGTTGGTGTGTGGACGAACAACACAGCGTATGTGGCTGGGCAGAACGTCCTAGATGTCACCAACACCCTCATCTACACAGCATTGGTCACACATACAAGTGCAACATCACCAACCACATTCCCACAGGATCGTGTAGCCAATCCATCGTATTGGGTGCAGACGATCGCCGGTTCGTTTCCAGCCAGCACATATGCACCAAGCTTCTCACCTACCTTCACTGGTGATCCTAAAGCTCCTACACCTGCTCCTGATGACAATGATACAAGCATCGCAACTACTGCATTTGTCACTGCTGCTGCAGCGCAAGAGGCAGTAAGGTCGAGTCACAATGTAGGACGCAACTACATACACAATCCGCTGTTCAATATCGGCCAGCGTGGGAATGGAGCATGGACCACAAGTGGCTATGGTCCTGACCGTTGGATAGTTCAGCAGGTCACTGACACAGTATCTTTTGGTCTTGCAGCACTTACTGACGCAGGACGCACAGCAATTGGAGATGAAGAAGCAACCATCGTCCTAAACAACAACTTCACAGGGAATGCTGCTGCTGGTGCGTATAACTACATCGCTCAGCGAATAGAGAACGTTAGAAGGCTGGCAGGTAAGACAGTAACCATCAGCTTCTGGGCTGCTTCTGCTGCTGGAACACCAAAGCTTGGGATCAATGTCCTACAGAGCTTCGGCACAGGAGGCTCACCGTCGGCTAGTGATAGAGCGTTGATCACTGGTAACTCTGTAACTGTAAGCGCGACGTGGACAAGATACACTACGACGATCCTGATACCAAGCATCATCGGTAAGACTGTCGGCACCAACGGTGATAGCTACACTGCATTGGAGATCTGGTATTCAGCAGGTGCTACCAACAATGCCATCGCTGGCAACATAGGTGTGCAAACCGCCTCGATCAATCTGTGGGGGGTTCAACTCGAAGTTGGCACTAATGCAACACCACTTGAGAAACCTGATCCACAATATGACTTGGCGAATTGTTATAGGTTCTACTTCGTAATCTTTACCTACGTTGGTCCTGCTGCGGTGTATGCAACTGGAGTTACATTCCCATCTACCATGCGAGCCGCACCAATTGTTGCAGGTGGAGGAGCAGGATACTCAGCACTTGTGTTGAATAATCTCGGTGTTACACATACGCAGACTTCGGCTGCGGCACAAAATCTAACATTCGCGGCGGACCTCTGATGTATCTCAGCAAGACAAGTGGCAACCTGAACCCACGTGGTCAGCAGCCTCAGTCGAACCTACAAGTCAGCACCGTTCGCTCGTTCGAGGGTGGACTGAACGTCACTGATACTGACCTCAACATGTCACCGAAGTATGCCAAGGTGCTAGACAACGTAGAGCGCGCCATCGATGGATCACTGAGTGTTCGTCCTGGCACGAAGCTGCTGAGTGAGTTGATCGCCGACGCAACTGACATCGTGAACTGCTATTACTTCAACGACACAGTGATCACGGTGCAGTTCAGCGGTGCAATGTATAAGGTGAGTGGTGACGGCAGTGCCACACCGCTGCTGATTGGTGGCGTGAAGCCCTGGCCTAGTGGATCGGTGGAGGTGAACTTCACCATATTCAACAGTGACCTGATCATCTGTAACGGTCGAGACAAACCGATCATCATCAGTGGCAATCCAGTCAGCCTCAACTACATGCAAGCTCAGTTCCTCATCGATCTGGGTTCGATCTCAAATGTCAATACGCCTGTCGGTAAGTATATCATAGCGCATTCGCAGTATACAGTCATCGCTGGTGTGAGCACTGATCCCAGCAAGATATACGTCAGTGCGAAAGGAACCAGTGGGACTTACTTCGGTGATCCAGCGCCTAATGATGCCATTGTTCTTGATCTTGGTCCTCGTGTGTCTCTGGGTAGTGCTACAATCACTGGACTCGTGGCTTATCGAGATAAGCTACTCATCACCTTCGAGCGTGGTGTATTGCCAATCAACCTCGGTGTTTACACTGGCTCCCCCGCTGTGCACACTCCAACTGATGACGGGTTCATCGAAGAGTTCGGGTGCCTCACTCATCGGTCACTCGTCAGTGTTGGGGATGACACCTTCTACGCAGACAATGTGGGAGTGAATTCAATCAGTCGTGTGAACATGTTCAACACACTGCGGCCTGTTCGAGCGAGTCACTTGATCGATCCACTGACTACCGAGTTGATCCAACCGCTGTCACACGCACAGATCAGTCAGTATGTGTTCGCGGTCTATGACCTGCGCAACTTCCGCTACATGCTGTTCGTGCCGCGATACGAGGGTGGTGTGATGGTAGAAACCATCTGCTTCAGCTACACGAACATTCCATCACTGAAGGTGCAGGCATGGGCACGTCTACGCGGATGGAAGTGGCAGGCTGCATGTCGCACTGCATTGCAGAACGTGATCTTCGCACGTGGCAACAAGCTGTATACATACGACTTCGACAACCACACGGTAGGATCTGATCGGCTCAACGACTCGACAGTGAACAGCGGAGTAGGTGAACCTATTGCGTTCGAGTGGGAATTGCCGTGGGCTGACTTCAAACATCGCATGGACATCAAGCATACGCGTTACATCGGGCTGGATACGCAGGGCACTGCGGCATTCACACTCGAAGCGTATGTAGACAATCTCATCACTGCGGTTGACGGTAGCGACACACCGATGCTCAGCATTCAGTTCGCTGGTGGCAATGCTGGTGGATACGGCAACGTGCCATACGGTGATGCACCGTATGGTGGTGGACGACGCACCAGTGAGGAGCGGCTGTATGCATGGACTACGAAGTTCAAGTTGCTGAAGCTCAGGTTCTTCGGCACAACACGTGAAAAGCTGAAGTTCATCAGTGTGTCGATCGCATACGTGCACGGCGGCATCCGCAGGTGATCGTGCCACTGGACATGGAGAACCTGAGCTATGCCGTGGGACTGGCAAAAGAGCTACATGGATTGGGATGCTTCGGTCGTGACGGACCCGAGTTCGATTGGGACTACTGTAGAGCCACCATGCTTAGTGTCATGCGAGACCCACACTACTACTTCCGATTGGCTCTCGATGACACAGGCTATGTGGGTGCAGTATGTGGGAAGGTTACGACGTTCTACTTCTCACCTAAGCTTATGGGGGTAGAGGATGCATGGTATGTGCGCGAGGGGACGAAGAAGCGTGCAGCTACTGGCATCGCACTGATGCGTGGGTTTGTGAGTTGGTGTCTCGATACGCAACATGCTGAGTTGGTGCAGAGTGGTGACGTAGCAGGTATCCGCACCGTGGCAGTAGATGCACTGTATAGGCACATGGGCTTCACACGGTTCGGAACCATATACAAATACGCGAGGGAAGCGTGATGTTCACTTCTGGTGGTCAGCTTGATCTGCACACATTCGCTGGTCTACGTGGTGGTGGCAAGGGTGGAGGTGGAGGTGGTAGTGCTCCACCACCACAGATATTCACTGATCCCGTCAGTGGTATGTCGTTCCAAGACGATCCGTATGCTGCACGTGGATACGGTAAGACTGGATCACAGAAGCTGAACGAGGAGATTGCACAGCGTAAGGCGCAGGAGCAGCAAACTGCTGATGCTACGAAGGCACAGTCTACGAGTGACGCTGCTGCGAAGGAGTCAGCGTTCCAAGGCAGTCGCCAGTCAGCGTATGACAGTGCGATGCAAAACGCGATGCGCTCATTCCAGTTGCAGGGTGTGGACCCGTCGAACTACATGGCGAGTGACATTGCACCAACATTGCAGCGTCAGTTCAACTCCATTCAGGACTTGGACCCCAACCCTGCTGCTGCATTCCCTACCAACCTCGGTGATACGATCCTCAATCAGATCACGAGCGGCAAGCGCACACAGGCTACGAATGCACTCAACCAGACGTTTACACCGACCTATGCACAGAACATGCTGCCTGACTCAATCACAGGTGGATACGTCAGTGATCTAGTGAATGAACAGTTCAACCCGCTACAGACGCAGTTGCAGAATGCACAACGTAGAGGTACACTGAGTGATGCAGGCTACACGTCAGCGATGGACCTGTTTAATCAGAAGAAGGCTGCTGCACAGAATACGGTGCAGAACCTCGGTCAAGGTATCCTAGCCACGGATCGTAGTGGTCTGAATGACTACATCAGTGGTGCACGTAGCGATGTGAACAACCTCAACCTCGGCACCAACTTCGATCCGAGTTCGTATGCTGGTGTCGCATCGGGTAAGGTGCAAGACTACCAGAAGAACTTCGGTGGCGCACTACGCAACGCAGTCGGTGGGACACAATTCACCAACATCAATGACTTGATCAACGCAGGTGGTGCAGCACAGGGTGCACTGAACCCGAATGCAACCAACCCGACTGGACCGACACTTGCTGGTGGCACTGGCAGTCTACTACCACCTGATGACCAATCGAAGCAGCGTGGTCTGGGCAGCACAGGTGCATTTTGATCATCCAGAGTGAACCACTGAAGCCTATCATCCCAATACTAGACGCGATCATGCATGAGTATTGGGACAACACGGTAGCGAACCAGGATGCTCCACCGCTCGACTACGATTGGGAGTTCTACCTAGCGGCAGAGGCAGCAGACAAGTATGTGCTGATCACTGCACGTGAGGGTGACGAGATCATTGGGTATGTAGACTACTACGTTGCACCACATCCACACCACAAGACTGTCGTGTTCGCTGCGTGCAACACACTCGCTACGAAGGTAGGCCACAGAGGTAAGGGTATTGGATCGAAGCTGGTCAAAGCGGCTGAGTCGTATCTGAAGTTGTATAACGTCAAGCGCATTGTGCATGGATACAGGACTGTATACGAAACAGAACCGCTGTTTCCCAGACTCGGGTTCAAGCTGATCGAGCAGCTATACGTGAAGGT